GACCAAGCCGTGCGACACCTCTACGAACACGACGTCGACCGCCTCCGGGCCGTCGTCGACGTACTGCTCACCATCACGATCCACCCCGTCGGACGAGGTGCACGGGGCTTCTTCCCGGAGACGGTTGCGATCGCTTGGCGTGCAGACGACCGCTGACTGCTAGGCGCCGAAGATCACCTCTTGTACGAGGTGATTGACAACGCCGTGGACATCGCTGCTGCCACGGAGACATCACCATCCGCGTAGGCGCGGGGCCGCACTTCTAGCGTGCCGCGATTACGGGCGTGGGGTAGCCAGTCGCGTTGTCGCACTGCACCTCTCGTCATCTAGGCAGCGGCGCGCGCCTGTAAGACCGCCCGGACGTCGAGGAGATCCAGGGCGTCCATATCGGCCCAGCGCCTGGGCAGAGCACCTCATCCGGGGCGGATGAGGCCTCTGGTCTGTAGGTCCCCCCTCCCACAGTTGTCGGCATGGCGACACGAAGCGACAACGGCGACAGGGCAGGACACCGGCACACCCCGGACCCGGCCCTGCGGACCGCCGCCGTCGCTAGCGAACTCGACGTCAGCATCCGGACCGTCGAACGACTCATCAGCCGAGGCGACTTGCCCGCACTCCGCATCGGCCGGCAGCTCCGCGTCCGCCGCAGTGCTCTCGAGGCGTACCTGGATACCTGCGAGGCCACGTCATGAACGGCGCGACGCCCCCGACCGACGACGCCATGCAGCGAGCAGTCGACAAGGTCCTCGCCGCGGCGCCCCCGCTGACTGACCACCAGAAGTCCCGCCTTACCGGCCTCCTGCGCCCCCAGGCGGTCGCCAAGTGAAGGCCACCCCCACAAGCCTCACGGACTGGCAGCTCGCGGTGACGACCAGCCAACTCCCCCACCAGGCCGCCCGCGTCTGCATCCTTCTCAGCCTCTCCGGCATGAAGGCCAACGGCGTGGTGTCCGTCCCGCGGCAGACGCTCGCCGATGACCTGGGCTGCGCTCCCTCCCGTATCCGCGAGGCGATCCACGCCGCCATCGACGCGGGACTGCTCACCCGTCTCGGGCAGGGATACCCCGGCGTGACCGCCACCTACCAAGCCCTCATGCCTAAGGGGACGGAGAACGTCCCTTTCGGGTCACATCGACTTGTCGCCGAAGGGGACGGAGAACGTGCCATGCAGGGGCACGTCAGCGTCCCCCTGCAAGGGGACGGAGACCGGACCCAAGGGGACGGAAACCAGCCCCCCAATACGCGCGCGCGTCTAGAGGCCCGACCCGCCGAAGCTCAAGCACCACAACGGGCGTTGCGTTCCGCATGGGCCGAGGAAAGCAAAAGCGCAATGACGACAAGGAACACCCCGGCCATCGAGGACGAGGACTGGCCGGAGGTCCCGCCTTTGCTTCGCTCCCGCATCCAGCCCGTCGAGTGTCGCATCTGCGGTCAGGACGTCGGCCCTCTCCGTGCCGCCGACGGTAAGCGCACCTGCCAGCAGCATTTTCGAGAGGACGTCGCATGAACGTCGTCATCACCAAGGCCGACCGCCGGCCCGACAAGCCCAATCTCTTCCGCCGCATCCATGCCTTGGTCGACGGAGGCCGCGTCATCTTCCGCAACGAGCCGAACCGCCGATGGTCTTGCCACATCTGCGACGTCCGCAGCCAAGCCCGGTGCAAGCACGTCGACGCTGTGCGGAAGGAGCTCAACGGATGATGCGCCCCTGCCTCACCCACGGTTCCGGCGAGCTCACCGAGGGCCGCCGCTGCGACGAGCACCAGCCCGCCGAGCAGCAGCGCAGGAAGGCCCTCCGGGGCGACTGGCGGGCACTGGGCTACGACGCCGCCTGGGACCGCCTCAGTGCCCGCGCACGCCGCCTCCAGCCCTTCTGTACCGACTGCGGCACAACCGACCGGCTGACCGCCGACCACCGCCCCTCCGCCTGGCACCGCAAGGCAGCAGGACTGCCCATCCGACTCGAGGACGTCGACGTGGTGTGCGCCGACGACAACCTCCGCCGCGGCTCGTCCCGACCGGGCTCGTCGAGGCACGACCACTGGCTCACCTGGGGGGTAGACCCGGTCGACGCACCCGTTGAGGCGGGCGGCAAGGACGGATCTCCGACTCTCATTGGTGGACGGTCGTGAGGACGGCGCCCGATCCGCGTCCGTGGCAGTTGTACCGCGCCGAGATGGAGCGTCGAGCGGCTGAGGAGCGCGCTGCACGTCCCGCCGCCTCTTACCTTGACCACGTTAAGTCGCGGCCGAAGTCTGCGGCGGACGTGGCAAGGGGCAGCTCCGCAGAGGTACATGGCTGGCGCGCGGAGAAGATTCAGTTGGAGACGCTGAAGCGTCGCGCGGCGGATGCACGCTTTAAGAATGGTCGGCGGGTCGTGGCGCATGACGCGATGATGAGTCGCACCCACCTGCTGCGGCCGTTGTTGCCCTTCGGACACCTCGATGACGAGGGAAACGCGTCGATAGCCGCCTGTGAACCAGGGGAGCGGGTACCGGCAGATCGCATTCTCAGTGCGCCGCACCGTGCGCCCGACCCGGCCTGCCAGTGCGGATGGCGGTATGTCACCGCCGCTGAGGAACTTCTGCCGTACATGGCTGCACAGGCAAGAGCTGTACATGTGCGACTTGGTGTTAAGGAGGTAGCGGCGGCAGACGCCGCACTCGTCTCTGTCGCCGGTTACGGGCGCCTTCTGCCGCCGACGCATCACGACGGTTTGGATGAGCCGTCAAGCACCTATCGGGCGGAGCGTTACAGGCTGACGGGCATCGTCTTGTTGCCGGCCAATGCCGTCGGCAGGGCCGCCAAGCCCTTCCTGAGGCGATTTGCGGGGCTGCACGTCCAGTATGTGCCTTCCCTGCACCGAGCCAGCAGGGCCGATCTACAGGCCGTCCTCGACGCGATGGGCGTCGACCGGTGAGGGGCAAGCCGGGCCCGAAGGGGCCGATCACCGTCCCCCCGCTGGATTGGTCGCAGGCGCCGCCTCGCGGGTGGGAGCGGATCGTCTGGTTCGCCGAGCAGTACCTCGTCGTCCCTCGCGGCGTGGGCGCGAAGGCGCCGTTCGTGCTCCGGCCGTGGCAGGTGGACATCGTCCGGGCGATGTTCCCGACGCAGGGGCGCCCGCGTCAGGGGCTGGTGTCTATGCCCCGCGGCAACGGCAAGACGGGCCTGGCGGCCGTGCTGGCGGTCTACAGCCTCTTCGCGGACGACGTGGAGTCGGCGCAGGTGCTCGTCGTGGCGTCGGACGAGCGGCAGGCCGGGCACGTCCTGCGGGCAGCGGCACGGATGATCGAGCTCTCCCCGGAGCTGGACGCCCGCTGCCACCACTACGCCGACCGGCTACACGTCCCCCAGACCGACTCGGAGATGCGAGCACTGCCGGCCGACATCGGCGCCCTCCAGGGGTGGGACCCGTCGTTGATGGTCGTCGACGAGCTACACGTCGTCACCGAAGACGTGTGGGAGGCCGTGACCTCCGCGTCGGGCAAGCGCCCCGAGTCGCTGACGTTGGCGATCTCAACGCCCGCCGACACGACCGACAGCGTCATGCACAAGCTCGTGCAGTACGGCCGTGAGGGTGCGGACGCGTCCTTCGTCTACGTCGAGCACTCGGCGCCCGATGGCTGTGACCTGGACGACGAGGAGGCGTGGGCGCGGGCCAACCCCGCACTCGACGACTTCCTGTCGCGGGACGCCCTGCGGGCTCAGCGCCGCACCATCCGCGAGGAGGCGTTCCGCCGCTACCGACTCGGGCAGTGGGTGGGCCGGGCGGACGCGTGGCTCCCTCAAGGTGCGTGGGCGGCCCTCAGCGCCCCCCAGACGCTGCGGAACACCACCCGAATAGTCCTCGCCTTCGACGGCTCCACGAGCGGCGACAGCACGGCCCTCATCGGCGCCACCGTCGAGGACGAGCCGTACGTCTTCGTCGCTGGTCTGTGGGAGTCGCAGGGACCCGGGTGGCGGGTCCCCCGCGAGGAGGTCACCGCGGCCGTCCACGCCGCCTTCCGCCGGTACCGCGTCGTCGAGCTGGCGTGCGACCCGTGGGGGTGGCAGTCCGAGATCGAGGCGTGGGCCAAGCGACACGGTGCCCGAAAGGTCATCGAGGTCAATACCGCCCACGCCGCCCGAATGGCCCCCGCCACCGACCGCATGTTCGCGGCCGTAATGGAAGGACGCGTGACGAATGACGGAGACCCGCGGATGGCGCGGCACTTCGATCACGCGGTCGCTCGCAGCACGAATCTGGGCGACCTCATCAGTAAGGACAAGAAGGGGTCGGCACGGAAGATCGACAGTGCCGTCGCCGCTATTCTGGCCTTTGACCGGGCCGCTTTCCACACTAATCGACCGGCCCGACAGGGGAGTTTTGCAGCATGAGCATCACCGACGTTCTTACTGGACTGGCGCAGGACCTCGATGCGGGAGCAGCGCACAGGTCCCGGGCAGAGATGTACCTGACGGGCACGCAGCCGTTGGCCTTCCTGTCCGACTCGGCTCGAGCCGCCACCAAGCTCGGCAGGATGGCGTCCAACATCCCGTCGGTGCAGGTGACCGCCATCGCTGAGCGGCTGCGTGTCACCGACCTCACCGTCGGCGCCCGGCGTGACGAAGACCTGTGGGCGGACTACCAGCGGTCGGACCTTGACCAGACGCTGCCGCTGGTGTTTCGCGAGTCGCTGGGCCTTGGCTCGTCCTTCGTGCTGGTGTGGGACCGCACGGGGAACAGGCGGCCGCTCGCGACCGCCGAGAGCTCGCACCAGTGCGTCGTCCAGCGTGACCCCGGCACACGGGAGGCCGTGGCCGGCCTCAAGCGGTGGTCCCGCGGATCGATGACCGAGGCGCGTCTTTTCTTGCCCGACCGCATCGTCGCCTTCACCGCTGACGGAGAGAATGCGTCGCAGGGTTGGCGGGAAGGCAGGTCCATCCCCAACCCGTTGGGCGTCATTCCCCTCGTCGAGTTCCGCAACAGCGCCCGCTTGTTGGGCGCCGGCGTTCCCGAGACGGAAGACCTCAACCCCCTTGTCGACGCTCTGAACAAGACGCTCTCCGACATGATGGTCGGTTCGGAGTTCTACGCCCGCCCGCGACGGTGGGCGACCGGCGTTGAGATGGACACAGACGACGACGGGAACGCGGTCAACCCCTTCCCCGAGGGCGACCGGATGATGATCGCTGAGCAGGTCGAAGCGAAGTTCGGGCAGCTCGCCGCCGCAGACCTCGCGTCTTATGAGGCGGCCGTCCGTGTCCTTGTCGGCCAGATCATGGCTGTGTCGGCTCTTCCGGCCCACTACCTCGGCCAGCTCTCCGGTCAGACCCCTGGCGCCGACGGTCTCCGCGCCGCCGAGGCTGCCCTGTCGGCCCGCGCCGAGTCGAAGCAGCGCCTCTACGGGCGCCCCGTCGAAGCGGTCGGCGCCCTCATGCGGGCCATCCGCACCGAGACGTCCCCGGACGAGCACGAGGTCCGCGTCCGCTGGGCCGACCCGGCGACCCGCTCCGTCGCTCAGGAGGCCGACGCGGTCGTCAAGCTGCACCAGTCGGGGCTCCTGCCGGCCGACTACGCGCTCGCCCGCCTCGGCTACGGCGCCGACCAGATTGCAGAGGTCCGGGCCGCCCGGCGCGCTGAGTCCGTCGACCGCCTCGTCCTGCCCGTGCCGGGACAGCGCACCGCATGAGCCAGTCCACGCCCGAGCGCCCGCCCGCCACCTACGCCGACCTCGACGAGCTCGCGGAGAGCGGCGCCACCACGGTCCTCGGTATGTGGCTGCTGCGCCGCGAGCTGCCCGAGGCTGACTGGCGCCGCGCCGTCACCGACAGCTTGGCGCTGTTGGTCCAGCAGGCTGAGGCCATCGGCCGCCTGCTCGGCCGTCGTGCGCGGCCGAGCAGCACCCCGGGGCTGCCCGTCGACGGCAAGTCCCGACAGCCGGCACCGGACGACTTTGTGCAGACCGGGGCCCTGCTGGAGCCGCCCGAGGCGGACCCGGACCCCCGCGAGCGGGACCGCATGATCACCACTCGACTCGCCACCGCCGTCGACACCCTCGCCGACGCCCTGAGACGCCCTGGGAGCGCCCAGGAAGCCGCGGATCAAGACCTGGGCCGGGTGGACCGCCTGGCGCGTGACGAGCCCGTACAAGCCGCTCAGCGGGGTTATCAAGACGGCATCCGCCTCGCCAACGCCGACAGACCCGTCGACCAGCGCACCACCGGCTACCGGCGCGGCATCAACCCCGACTGCTGCCAGCTCTGCTTCTGGCTGTGGAAGGAGGCGTTCGTCTACCCGATCGACCAGCCCATGCATCGGCACACCGGCTGCCGCTGTCTACCTCTGCCGACCACCGACCGAGCCGGGCGCACCCGACTCGACCCTGAGGGCCGGGCACTGCTCAACACGCTCTACGCCGCACACACCAAGGAGAAGTGATGACCGACAACGAGACCACCACCGACGCCGCCGTCTCCGACGAGCCCACGGCGCCCACGGACGGCATGGAGGAGGCAGACACCTTCCCCCGGGAGTACGTCGAGCGGCTACGCACCGAGGCCGCCGAGCACCGGACCGCTGCCCGCAGCGCACGCGACGCGCTCGAGCCCGTCCAGGCCCGGCTCCACGGCCTCCTCGTCGCCGCCACGGGCCGACTGGCCGACCCCACCGACCTGCCCTTCGACACCGCACACCTTGACGGGGACGACGCACTCAACGCGGCCATCGACGACCTCCTCGCCCGCAAGCCGCACCTGGCAACCCGCCGTGTTCGTGGCGAAATCGGCCAGGGCGACCAGGGCACCACGGCTAGCGTCGACCTCGCCGGACTGCTGCGGTCCGGCGCAGCCTGAAAGGGGAGCAAGGGCATGGATGAGCAGGTGCAGGCGTGGTGGGATCGCCTGAGCGAAGAGAAGCGCGAGAAGATGAAGGCGAAGGTCGCAGCAGGTGACGACTTGACGCCAACCGATGTCTTTGGCACCGAAGGCGGACACTACCTACACGCTTACGTCTACTGGCCGAACTCGGACAACATGACCGTCGAGAAGGTGCTGCACGACGCAGTGCAGAAATTCGTCGAGGCACAGTTGCGTTGACGCGTTGTCGCCGGGGCCAGGTGTTACCATTTACTCGGTCCCGGCGGCCATCGCGTAACACTGAGAGCCAGGCGCTCAACGTGAACACACATCACTCACGTTACGGAGCGCCACAATGGCCCTTGACTCGACCACCAACGCGACCGAGCTCACCGCAGAGCAGGTCCAGACCGTTCTCATCAAGCCGCTCGAGGACGCGTCTCTCTTCCTCAGCGCAGGTGTCCGTATCGTCGACACCGCCGGCCCGCTGCGGATGCCGAAGGGCGCGTCCCCCACGACGCCCGACTGGTACGGCCAGAACGAACAGATCGCCGACGAGGACCCCAGCTTCGACGAGGTCTCCCTTCTCCCCTCGACCATGAAGTCGGTCAAGGTCCTCACCCGCTTCTCCAACGAGCTTGCGCGTCAGTCGGTCGTCGCCCTCGACGCCGCCCTCCGCACCCGACTCGTCAAGGACGTCGCTGACGTCATCGACAAGCAGTTCCTTTCCGCCACCGGCGACGGCGTCATCACGCCCCGCGGGCTCTTCGCCCACCCCGGCACGCAGAACCTTCCCGTCAACGGCCCGCTCGACCTCGACGACCTCCTCAACGCCGAGGGCATGGCCCTTGAGGCCGACGTCAACACCGACGCCATGAAGTGGCTGCTCACGCCGTTCGACTTCATCAAGCTGCGCGGACTCAAGGACGACGCCGGGCACTACCTCATCGAGCCCGACCCGACCCGCGCCGGCCGCTTCACCCTCTTCGGGCACCAGGTCCTCGTCACCAAGCGGCTCCCGAACACCACGGGCACGACCCCGACCGGACGGGCCGCCCTCGTCGACTTCTCCCAGATCGTCGTCGCCCGCGACGTCGCCCCGTCCATCAAGGTCCTCGACCAGACCTTCGGCGACTACGACCAGCAGGCCATCCGCGTCGTCGCCCGCTACGACGCCGCCCCGGTCAACCCCGAGGCCATCGTCACGCTGACCGGCATCGTCCGCTGACCTCATGCCCGTCATCGTCGGCACCTTTGAGGCGCCCTCAAGCGTCCTGACCGGGGACCTCGGCCACCGCGCCGCCACCCTCCTCGGCCAGACCGACGCCGCCTTCGTCAACGCCGCCGACCACGCCGCCGGGCTCATCACTGCGATGGCCCGGAGCTACACCCGTGGCAATGGCTTCGATGGCGACCGCGTCCACGAGGACGTCGCGGCCGTCGTGGTCACTGCCACTGCGCGGCTGCTCGCCAACCCCGAGCAGATCGCTCATCAGGTCGGCGGGGTCGCCATGCGCGGTGGGTTCACGGGATGGACCCTCGCTGAGGGCTACGTCCTCGGCGCCTTCCGGCGGCGGGCGTCATGATCCACCGCGACCAGATCACCGTCCGGCGCGTCGGAGACATCGATCCCGACGGCTACCCCCTCGACACTGAAGAGCTGGGCCCCTACCCGGCCACCGTCCTCCCACTCAGCACCGACGAGAAGTCGGGCGCCAACTACAACCAGACGACGACCCGCTTCCGGCTGTACGCCACCCACCTTGCCAACCTCCGGTCAACCGACCGCGTGGTCTGGCGCGATCAGACGTACGCCGTCGAGGGCGCCGCCGAGACGTGGCCGATCGCCGCCCGCATCCACCACATCGAAGCCGTGCTCATGCAGGTGAGCGGCTGACCAGACCCCCGGCGTCAACCCCACCCGGCGTGTCGGACACGGCACGCAGCACGCGGGACCGGATGGTCGACGAGCTGCCTCTTCCTAGGTCTCGAGCGAAGACTCGGCCAGCGCCGGACACAGCAACGCCCCCAGGTCACCGTTTCGACCTGGGGGCGTTGCCGTGTGCGGATCGGGCTACCGCTCCAGCATCGCCAGCGCGTCACGGAGGTACTGCCGAGCCCGGTCGTGAGGCAACACGACCACGAGCTGGTCGATGTCCTCCTCGTCCTCGCTCGTCACGCAGATGCCGAGGCGGACCGTGTCCCCGTCGATCATCACGGCGGCCTCCGCCCCCTGGTCGTCTGCACGGACGCTGACCTCGCCGTAGGGGTGGCCGAAGGTGTCGGGCGTGTGGCTGGTCATCTTGGTCTCCAGGTGATCGTGTGAGGCAACCTCGGGTGCATGAGCTCGAACACCTCCTCGCACGTCACCACGCGCGAGCGCGGCGGGACGGCCGCGGCGAGGCAGTTGAGCAGGGTGGTCTTGCCCGCCTGCGTGCCGCCGCTGACGAGCACGTTGAGGCCGGCGTG